CACTAAATTTTTTTGGGGAATCAATTTTTATTGAAAAATTTTCTTCAATTAATTTACTGAGTTTTACTGTAAACATGTTATGCAAAACATTTGGATCATTGTAATCTGTAATAAAAAAATTCATTTCAGTTTCTCCGTTCCAAAAAATGCGTTTTCCTTTTCTATACTTTTCATTTAAAATTATAGAAATAGTACTGTTATTATGTGTTATGTAGATATCTGCATCAGTAGTGTCAGACCATTTCGAATCTACCACTCTGTGTAGTACATCGTCAATACTTGTCAATGATTTAATTTCTATAATTTCTAAATTGCCGGATTCTAAATCTACGTGGCAATTAAAAATAGAAGTTGTTCCGTCATTTATTGATTCTGCAGTCTCTTGATCAATTTCTATCTTATTTTTTATTGTATCTGCAGATGATCCTGGATATATTCCAAGAACTTTTCCGTTGTCGGGATCATATTTTGCCCAGTATTGTATTTTGGTAGCGTTGGCGATTTTGATCCATTCGTCAAAATCCATTAATTCTTCCATGCTATTTCCTCTAATATACTAATAACCTCGTCAGTTATTAGTTCTTTATTAACATAATGAATAATGTCTGTCTGTTGATAATTTCCTAATTTTATGTGTCCGTCGACGTTGAGATAGAATCCTATGTGATCAGTCCACTCATTGGCGGGCCATGGCCAATTTTGCACCATTGGTTTCATATGAACTACTTTGGGGAATTCTAAATTATAACTAATTTCATTTTCAATGCCTAACAGTTTAGCACTGAGAGCGAATGCTTCGTCGGTGCCAACAACTTTTGGTTTTCTGTTCGACAGGTAAAGATTAGAAAACTCTGTAGGATTTTTTATGATCCACCTACCTAAAGAAAAAAACTCTTCAACTAATTTTGAATCTTGTTTAAAAAAAGTGTAAAAACTATATAAATTTGGTAACGAATTATCTGTAAACGCTCTTCTATAAAAATCGTTAGTAATTAGTTCTCCTCGATATGTATATGCGTTAGGAGCAATGTATAGCTCAGAATTTTCTATAAAATAATCTATCCAATGACTGTAATCTCTAGTGAACAACATATCCGCATCTAGACAAACTGTATATTCAAAGGGAGATAATTTGTTCATCCACGATCTTCCGTCCCAAAACGTTTCTTTATTCCATTCAATTACATGATCAAAAACCCATGGGCTTTTTAAATCTTTAATTTTTTTTGTGTCGTCAATTATTAATGCAACATGGCCATATCCATCTCTTTGAGTATTTTTAATGCTGAGAGCCAATGCATACGCTAATTTTAAATAGTCTATATTGTTGTTTGAAGATACTATTATTAGATAACCAAAGTTCATAGTAACTCCAAAAGTTTTTTGCTGTTTCTAATAATGCTTTGTTTATTCATAATATGAATATCTCTATTCTTTGAAGCTGCTGCTATATATTTTTCTTGATTTAATAAATCGTTAATTAAAAAAGTTAATTTATCATTACTTACGTCGCACAAAATATCTTTATCTATTACAGTATTAATTGGCGGCAAACATATGTTATCTGTTTCTCTGTAACCATTTAGAATGTGTTTAGCTACTGAAAATGCAATATCGTTTCTAAACTGCAAGGGATTGAATCTATAAAGATCTGAGTAGTATTTGTAATTGATTTTTATGTGGTCAACCAAATCAAAAAATAATTTTGTTTCTGAATTTTTTGTAAACATTACTGTAGTGGCCCAATACATATGGATACCAGTTTCTGAAACATTTTTGTCTAATTCACCTACCCTGTCTCCTTTTATATCGTTCATGGAATGTGAAATTAATAAAGATTCATCAACATCCCAATACTGACCTAAATTGTCAGAAAATATTAAAAAATCGCTGTCTAGCAACAGTGTTCGATCATAAGGAGTTAATTCCCAAACAGAATGTCTATTTGAATTAATAAACGGTACTGTTGACGATTCCATGCCGTCACTTAATTTTCTTGTATTATTTGTCACTGGTCTGTCTACAATAATTATGTTTTCAAATATTTCTTTGGCTTTTGGTAAAGAGCCAAACTCATGCATCCAATCAACCGTTGATTTGTCTGTTACTAAAGATATTGGAACTTTTAAATTTTTTTTAGCAAGCCCGCCGGATATTAAAGCCAACAGACTGTAATCAATTTGTCTGTTATTGTGTGCAAATATTAGACATCCTTTTTTCATAGATCTAACAATTTTTCAACGGAGCGAGATTTTTTTAAAGTTTCATGTTGTTCATAATATTCGTAAACAGCAGTAAAATATCTATCTAATATTTCTTCTTTAAACTCATTCATATTTTTAATCAAAATTGGAGTATCGTTTGAGTCTAGCAAAGGAACTTCTTCAATTCTTTCGCTATCAATTAGCAGCTGAACAAAATTGATTAGAGAGCGATCTATCTTGAATATTCCGCCATTATGACCGTAGGTCATCTTTGCATCAATTTTTTCTTTGAGCTGCTTACGCTGGATTGTGAGTGTTTGCCTGTAGTTTGAAAAATCTAAGGCTGCTTTTAAACGACCGTCCATGTTACCTCCTATAAAACACGCACATTATTTATGTACTGTGTTTCGAGAGGTAAAATTATGAGCCGCTGATTGCGCTGACTACTGAAGAGCTTGGTGCGATAATAGTAAAGGTACCGCTGGGCTGTAGAAATCCAGCAGGGCGAACTTGATCAACTGTAAGCGTAAGAGTACCGTCTACTAGGTCGCCTGGGGGCGGATTTGGATTTGGACCGGGATCAAAGTAATTGTCTAACCAACTCACTCGGAAAGTGATAACATTGGCAGTTCCTGTAGTATTGCTACTGACGTTGCATAACGCTTCTAGTTTCCACTGATTGGCAGCATAGGCCGAACTACCGCTTGCAGTATAAAATGTTTGATAAGAGTTCGTAAGTGAAAAGAAATTTATGCCTGCTGGGCCGCCGACAAATGTCTGTGTACCTGCGCTGCTGAGCAGATTGCTCCAAGATGTGTTTTGTGCTTCGGCTGATCCGCCTGTTCTTGAGCTGGCGAATCGAATTTTTCCACCGGCATTAAAAAAGAATCTAGCCTCCTCAGCTGTAGAAAATGTAACAGTAACAGTGGCAGTTAAAGAATTTACCCAGGAAGATGTGAATGTTTTGTTGTCAATGGCCTCTGTGACAAATTGTCCTGTACCTAGATCAAATCTATTTGTAGTTGCTTGATCAGCAAAGGTGTCATATTGAAAATTAGGTTGGCTGGCACCATATCTTACTACGTCGCCTACAGCCACTGTGGTCAATACTGCGCCCGATCCTGTTTGATGTAATAACGCATTATAGATGTCATATCTCAAGGCATCCCATTGAGTCTTTGTTACTGAATTCCCAGCTGCTACCAAAGAACTAAATACGGTTTGGCCGTAACCAAAATTACCAGCTCCTGTGGACATTACATTGAATATTTTTGTTCTGATTGTGTTATAATCAGTTGCAGTAATAAAATCACCGATTGCCATAAATTTTCCTTATAATACCAATGCTTCTATAACACCTGAACCAGACTGGTGGTCTTGAAGAGCTATAGCAAAATAATCTGTATCAGATTTGTCTGCAGCCGATGCTGCGCCAAACATATTTTGAGCAGGGACCAACTTGTCCCCTTTCTTAACTGTACCTTGTACTTTTACAGGCACACGACCTTTTAGTGCAACCAATGTGCCACCATCTAATTGCGAATTCATTATGAAACCTGGCTTACCTGACACAATACCGATAGCTCTATTACCATATGTGGCTGCTGTAATTTCTTTTACACCACCAATACATACTACTGTGCCCACTTCATATTCTTTATCTGCTAGATATTTTTCAGCAAGATCTGCATATTGCGCTGCGGTTGCTGTACCGTCAAAGGTATTGGCCAATAGATTTCCTGAACCGTCTCTAGCTGCAATTGTGTTAGCTGTTTTTGTGGTTTTAGCAGATCTGTAATTAGGGTCTGTGTCTACTGCTGCGTCATTTATTCTAGTTCTATCTGATTTATCTACGACTCCGATAAATCTAGTAGCAGTGATGTTACCACTGCTATCTCGCAGAGCCACAGAAGTTGCTACTGCACCAAGTTCTCCAACTAGACTGTTCAAAGACAAAGCGTTAGTGGCTGTACCTGTAACTGAACCTATCACATTGCCTGTGAGTGTTCCCGAGAAATTGCCTGAAAATATTTTTGTAACCGCGGTATAGGCCACAGAATTGTCGTCAGCAAGTATATTACCTTTGTGTACGCCTGTGGTATTTCCGGTTACATTACCAGTTAATGCCCCTGTGAATGTGGTTGAATGCACGTTAGCCCACTTAGAAACAGCAGAACCAAGAGTAAAGAAATTGTCTGTGCCTGGAATCATGCCATTTGCAGTTACAATACCAACATTACGAAGATCACTGTCCGATACTCGTATTCTCAAGGTTATAGTATTGCCTAATCTGTTTTCAATAATGGGTTCATCACCGTTTTCAACACGGATTCTTAAATCATTTTGATCACCTACTGTAAGGCCAGCATCGGCGAAAGCAATTGCATTAGTAAAGGATACCTCACCTATTCTAATATATTCGCTGGCAGCATAACCGCCTAATCTCAATGCATTGCTTGCTGATCCCCAAAAATAGTGATCTGTAGTTGTTACTCCGGTAGTGCCGTTGGTGTTGACTAGATTGACACCTTTCTTGATCACTGAGAATCCTGTTATAGGATTTAAAACGCTATTTAGGGTGAATGCATCTTTGCTGACGATTGATATTACATCACCGCCAGATTGAAATTTTACTATGGTATGATTGTTGTTAAGGGTGTCTTTGACTACCTGCGCCTGTACTGCCGATGCGCCTAGATCAGGCAGGGTTTCAGGGCCAATTAATACAAATTCAGTGCCAGTATAGGCATACAGTTGTTCGGCTCCGGTATCAAACCAAAAATCACCGGCCTGCAATCCGCTGGGAGGGGTAGGACCTATCTCTGCGCCGCTGGCTGTTCTAAACTTTGTGCCGTCGTAGAACCGAAGTTTTTTTAGGCCGCTGTCATACCAAATTTGACCAGTTATTCTTTTTGGAGGGGCCGATGTATTGGCAAAGTTTTCCAGCAAATGTAAGAAATTCTCGTTCTGTACTTCGCCGTAGCCAGCGTAATTTTTACCTACAAAACGCAAATCAGTGGTGGTATCAATGGTACCGTCGTCGACAGAGACTAAGAACGTTCCATTAAATTTGTCTACTTGATATGCCATTGATCA